ACAGTGACGTCTTTGTTATCGTGGAACGTCATGTCCACGGGTTGTTCCATTGAAGCCACAACCAAAGCACTTGGATTTTGGAAATCAGTGGTCGCATTGACCGTAAACCCAACAGCAACCATCGCTGGGTTCGGCCCCATTACGCATGGGGGGCGGTGACGTCTTGCCTCGTTAAAGGAAGGGCGCGCCGTACTCCTTGTGGGACCCTACCACTGAAAGATGCAATCAAGCCTAGACAGTGGCTGCGTGATGAGATAGACACTTTGCGACTAGAGCTCAAACACTGGCAGTTTATCCACATGCTTAGGTGGGCGTCTCCATGAGAATTAAAATTCGTAAGGTAACGACGCAACCTCACTTTGTAAATGTGAACGGTTAGGCAATGCGTAAGGCAATCCAATATACTTGACTTTCATTGAATTCACAGCCTTGATGATACGCCGACCATGGCTCTCGTAGTCCTGCTTAGAATGCAAAGACAATTCTCGGAAAGCCGTGTTAACACACGCCACCCAATTAGTCATCCACTCATCATGTGATCGGTACCACCTCACGGATTCAGTAATGGTCTCTAGCTCAAGGGGAGCTAAATACACATTTTTCTTCGAAGGCAGCACACTGTTCAATTTGAAGCCGCGCTTCAAGAACGTAACTTCATCAATCGACCGCAAATGGTGAATGGCACCAGACTTTGTTTCATCAGTGTACTTAATTCCCAAATACTTGCTGAAGCCTTGTTCAAGATTACTAGGTAAGAACCAATCAAGGCCCTCAACACCCAGCTTCTTGGAAATGATATTATCATCTCCAAAAACTGTCTTGATAATTTTGGGGTCAACTCCATGCAAATATTCCGCAACTTCGCGGAAATTAAAATTGTTCTTCTTAATGCCCCCAAAATCCATGTGCAAGTAAGTAGTAATCAACATGATCATGATAATGTTAGCAATTGAGTTGACCAAAGTTGTCAAAGGATTCCCACTGGTATTGGATCCAACCCATTCAATAATGTCTCCCCAAACCATGTGTCTGCTAAACATAATTTCATCTAACAATGCATTTCGAATAATAAAACTGTCGGTACCAACATCATCATAAAACTGGTTTGCCAAATACTTTACAACCCAAATGTAAATGAAATGGAACATCTTGTCATACTCACTAAAGTCACCGGCAATGACTAGCTTTTCAATGTGAGATGCAAGACCGTGATAGCCGTGTTTAACAGCTATGTCGTTCCAATCTTCACTGTAGGGATTAACACCAACTCCAGTATCATTGGACACTTTGTGGCGCATAAACCAGTTGACAAATCCTCCCATGTACTTCCGAACTAGGATGGTATAGTCAAGAGGAGCTCCAGAAACCAATCGCGTCTTACCGGCAATGACCTTTTCAATTTTACGCCTCTCATCCTTCAAAAATGAATTACAAACAAATAAAGGTCTCTTGCCTTGCACAATGTCCTCTTCAATATTCTCAAGGTGTGTTTTGAGTTTCAACCATTGTTCAGATGTAAATTCGTACTCATCAGCATCACCAAAGAAATCTTTTTTCCCACACTTAGGTAGAATTGTAAAAGGGTAACCACAACTCGTAGACCTCGAAATGGGTCTAATAATGTCGTATTCTTCCCCCGGATATACCGCCTGTTCAAATGACATAACTTTAGTGTCACATGGATACCTCTGCATATGTGCAATTTTGTTCCAATATATATCCGCAAGACACGAAATATGGTCCAAATCAGGCATAATATCTACTTTACCGTAGTTGAATTGTGCATTGATCATGGGATGAGTCCCATCATCCATTGTAG